CAGTATGACGGCCTCGAAACCCTGTTGCGGGAGATTTTGCAGGGCCAGCAGACCAGCGCCCAGGCAATGCAGACTATGACGCAGACGTTGCAGGCAAACGCGCTGGGCCTTGGCATCCAGCAGCAGCCGGCGGCAGATGCTGCTACGGTGACAGCCCGAATCATCGACCCTACCTATGGAAAGGAAGTGAAGTAATATGCCTCTTGGTATGGATTTTGCGGACATTGCCGCAATTTTGACTGAGATTAACAAAATGGCCACCGGTCGGGAACCGACATCGCCCATCGTGGACACGTCTAGTTTCGTTTCTGTTGCGCAAGCCACGCTGCTGACCGGCCCCGACAATTACACCAAGGCGATCAGTCAAGTGCTGGGCCGCACCATCTTTGCCGTCCGTCCCTATGACGCCCCCCTGAAGCGCTTGCAGGTCACGGGCGACGACTGGTCGAACCATGTGCGGAAGATCAATTTCTGCGACACTGACCCCGTCACCGACAAGGCGTGGGCGCTGCAAGACGGCCAGAGCGTGGATATGTACGAAGTCCACAAGCCTAAAGTCCTTCAGACAAACTACTACGGCCAGACCAATTATAGCCGCGTGTATACCCAGGCTGATACCCAGATGGAAGCGGCGTTCAAAGGCCCCGAGGAACTGGCGCAGTTCTGGTCCTCGTTCGTGCTGCATCTGTCGAACCAGATCGAGGCAGACCGGCGCAACCTCGCCAATAACCTGATGGCCAATCATCTGACCGGCATGACGGTGACAAGCCCCCACAGCGTTATTTATCTGCTCGACGAGTACAACGCCCAGCAGGGCACGAGCCTGACCGTGCAGGACGTGTATAAGGAAGCGAACTTCCCGGGTTTCGCAAAGTACGCCTATGGCCGTATCAATGACATTTCCCGCCTGATGAAAGAGCGCTCTATCAACTGGCACCAGAACTGGATGATCGGTAGCACGACGTACAACATCATGCGACATACTCCGTATGACCGCCAGCACCTCTATCTGTACAGCGGTACGCAGAGCCAGATCGACGCCCGCGTGATTCCCGAGGTATTCCATGACGATATGCTGAAATACCGCGACGCGGAGCAGGTCACTTTCTGGCAGAACATCGACGAGCGCGAAACCATCTCTGCGACGCCGGTTGTGACCACAACCTCCGGCGAGGCAAAGAAGAATGCCGCGGTGCAGCTGTCCAATGTGTTCGGATGTCTGCTGGACTGGGACGCAATCGGATACACTCCGAAGCTGTCCCGCGTGGTTCCTACGCCCATGAACGCCCGCGGCCTGTATACGAACTTCTGGTATCATTACGGTTGGTCGTGGTACGATGACTTCACCGAAAACGCCGTTCTGTTCCTGATGACCGCCGGAGACGTCACTGCGCCCAGCACGGGCAAAGCAGCCAGAGCCTCCACCCTTAAAACCACCACGCACAAGGACGCGGACCCCTCTAAGTCCTGACCGGCACCGGCGGGCATCTGCCCGCCGGTTATTTTATAGGAGGTGCAAAATGCAAGCTACCTTTTATCAGTTTGCAAAGCGCACAAACAGCACAAAGCTGCCCAGCGGTGGGCAGGAGTTCGGAATTGACCTTAAAGCCCCATGCAACATCATTGACCCCGAGATCAAGATTGCAACACAAAACGACCCCACCGGGTACAATTATTGTTACCTTCCCACATTCAGCCGGTATTACTGGGTTAAAAATTGGACATATTCAGATGGTCTCTGGAAGGCCTCGCTGACTGTTGATACGCTGGCAAGCTACCGCGACGAGATCGGCTACTCTACCGAATATGTGGTTAGATCGTCAGCAAAGTATAACGGCACCATTTCAGACGGCCTATATCCAGCAACAGCCGAAGTACGGAGTGTGACAAGCGCTTTTCAAGGTGGTTTTTCCGAAACAATAAGCGGGGGTTTTTTTGTTATCGGGTTTATAGCCAAAGCTGCAAATTCCATTGGTGCCATTACCTATGTAGTAATGACTCCTGGAAATGCTAAAAAACTATCTGCTAAATTGCTAACCGATGTGTCATATCTTAGTATTGATAATGCAGAAATTAGCGATAGTTTAACAAAAGTACTTTTTAATCCGTATCAGTATATCGTAAGTTGTAATTACTTTCCATTTGATGTTGCCGAAATCACCGCACATTTGCCACTTGTTTCCAATGTGGATGTTGGGTGGTGGTCCATAGACGTCCCTTGCTGGATTTTGGGAGCAGATAACAACAATTTAACAAAATCGGTAAATGTGGGTATCCCAAAGCACCCACAAGCGGCAAGTCGTGGAGGGTATTGCAATGCGTCCCCCTACACGGACTACACCATCTTCTTGCAACCATTTGGAGTAATTCCCCTCGACGCATCTAAATTGTGGGGCGCCAACACATTGTCTATACAATATGTGGTGGACCTTTTCACCGGTGACAGCATCTTGCGTATATTAACCAATACAAATCAGCTAGTGTATGAGACAACCGCCAAACTCGGGGTATCTATTCAACTTTCAAATATTGCATTTGATATACCATCCGGCAGCGGAGGACTGCTGCAAACGGGTATTGCTGCCGCGTTCGGAGGTCTCCAAGCAGCATTTTCAGGGGGTTCTATTTCAGACGTCGGAAACGGTATTTTAAATGCTGCGCAGGCAACCAATGCTGATGTTGCAAGTAAGGGCGCCACTGGGTCTACAATAGCTTTTGATACGGTTCCTTATATAGTTGCACGCTTTAAAATTCTTGTGGACGACAACAACGAGCACCACGGGCGTCCCCTGTGTCAGCGGGTGCAGCTGTTCAGTATCCCGGGTTTCATAATGGTAGATGACCCCGATATTGCGTTGCCCGCAACAGCCGCCGAGATTGACAGCGTCAAAAGCTATATGAAAAATGGATTCTTTTTAGAGTAGGAGGCGTAAACAATGGCAGTATATAAACAGTGTATTACTGACGTGTCGCCAATCAGAGTGACCGCCGGGTATCCGGCGTACTCGGACGGAAGTCCCCACCGGGGCATTGACACGGTGCATGGTAATCATAAAGCCTACGCGCCCGAGGCGGGCGTTGTGGTCGTGGCGCAGCACTGGAATGGTAGCACCTCGGGCGACCAGTCATGGGGCAATATGATTAAAGTGCGAATGGCCGACGGCACCACCTGGCGCGCCGCGCACTTTGCCTCGCAGATTTGGAACGTTGGCGACACGATCTCAAAGGGTCAGTTTATTGGCACACAGGGGCAGACTGGATACGCAACGGGCATCCACACGCATTGGGAGTACGCCGACGCCGCCGGAAACCTGCGAGACCCGTCCAGCATTATCAGAATCCCGAATCAGGTCGGCACATGGGAGGTAGAATGGGACTCCGGCGGGGGTCCCGGGCCGGGTCCGTGGCCAACCGGTAAGTTGCCTATTTGGTTGCTGTTTAAAATGGCAAAAGGGAGAGGCATACGATGAACAATAATGTGATGTTTTCCAGCAAGACGGATGTGTGGGCGACGCCGCAGAGATTCTTTGATGAGTTGAACAGGGAGTTTAACTTTGAGCTGGATGTGTGCGCAACGCCGGAGAACGCGAAGTGCAGGAGATTCTACACGAAGGAACAGGACGGACTTGCGCAGCCTTGGACGGGCCGGGTGTGGTGCAATCCGCCGTATGGCCGGGAAATTGGCAAGTGGGTAAAGAAAGCCTTTGAAACTGCTGCGCGGGGGGGATTAGTGGTAATGCTGCTACCCGCGCGGACAGATACGAGGTGGTTCCATGACTACATATACGGAAAGGCGAAGGTTCGGTTCATCCGCGGGCGGCTGAAATTTGGCGACAGCAAAAACAGTGCGCCTTTTCCGAGCATGGTTGTGATTTTTGGAGAGAAAGGAGGCCGTCTGTTATGAGTGTGCCCTACAGCTATGAGCAAATCAACGCTCATGTGTCGCCGGTGACTCCCTCCGTAATGCACACCAAGGGCAGCAGCTTATCCTATTATTTCCGCAAATATCTGTTCCTTGAGGCCGTGTCTATGGTCCGGTGGGTGCTCCCCGACACATGGCCCAGTAACCGCTTGCAATATCTTGTGTTCGGTTCCGGCGGTGTTACGGTGTTCAATACTGACCGCTATGGCCTCGTATATGACCGAATGGGACTTACCGGCATCAACATTTTCTACAATCCCACACACTCCATCATTGCAAACCCTTTTATCAAAGGGTCCCCCTATTTGCAAATCGGAAAGCAGTGTGAGATCATCAATTTGCAGCCCGATTACCGCGGTATGGTGGATATTGTGGCCTATTATGGGGATATGATGGCCCTTGCGGCCCAGACCATCCAGAGCAATTTAATCAACAGCCGGTTGGCGTATGTGTTTGCATCTGGTAACAAGGCCGGTGCAGAATCTTTTAAAAAGATGTTCGACCAGATCATGCAGGGCGACCCCGCCGTGTTTGTGGATTCCTCATTGCTCAAAGCGCCTAAAAATGGGGCATCCGGGCAAGACCCTTGGATGTACTTTGCGACAGACCTTAAAGGGAACTTCATCACCAACGAACTGTTGACAGCCCTTAAAACCATTAAAGCCCTGTTCGATACGGAAGTCGGCATTCCCAACACCAACACCAGCAAAAAAGAGCGGATGTTAACCGACGAAGTCAATTCTAACAACGTTGAGACAGCCGCCAAAGCGTCGCTATGGTTGGACAGCTTGCAGCGTGGGTGTGAGCGGGTTCACAAGCTCTTTGGAATTGACAAATCTACTTTATGGGTCGATTGGCGTTTTCCGCCCGATACTGGGGCGCAGGAGGTGAACAACGATGCACGCAACATTGAGCTTTAACGGCCTGTTGGCAAGATACCCGAAACTGTTCGACGACTTGAAAGTCCCTGACAATGTCTCTAAAGACGCTGTCTGCAATCAATTACTGTTTGATACGCTGGAATTGGAGGTGCTGTACGCGGATGGCCCCACTATGCGCAGGGCGCTGGGCGTCTATTCTGAAACCATGCTTCCGAGCTGGACCCGGTACGCCGAGGCGCTGGGCCTTAAATACGATGCTTTGGCATCCGATGACAGAATCAGAATCACCGACCATGCAGGAACCAGCGGCGGCACAATCAACCGCACAAACGTCGTGAAGGGAACAACTACACGAGCGCCTAACCTGACCACCACCGGCCAGAATACCGGCAGCGACATCACCACCCGGGATGTCACGGGGTTTGACAGCGGGACATTGCAAACCGCTGAAAAGAATACAACAGCCCTTGGAACCGGGAACACCATTACCAGTAGAGGCACGGACACGACCACCACCAATCAGACAACCACCGATAACAACACATCCGCATTGCACGACGGCTACAAAGACACCGTAACCGATACGGGCCGGGCAGGACGAGACCCGCAAGACCTTATTGCCAAAGAGTTGACTCTTGCAATGGAAAATGCAGTCCATAAAATCGTTACGGACATCCGGGCGAACTTTTGTTTGCTGGTATATTAAGGAGATGTGATTTATGAATATTAATCCTATTCACAAAGCGCCCTACACCAATTTCCATGATCTCAATCTTGATTGGATTATGGACGAGCTGAACGAGTTCAATACCAAACTTACGAATTTCGTCAGCCTGGCCACGATCAAGTACGCAAACCCGATTCAGTGGGACATCACAAGCCAGTATGAGGCAAACACCGTTGTTGTGGACAGCAATGGCAACGCCTATCTTTCCGTGCAGCCGGTGCCGTCCGGTGTTTCTCTGGACCGTACCGAGTTCTGGACCAAAATTGGCAATTTCGACGAGCTTTGGGCCGATGTGAAAAAAGCCATTACTCCCAACGATGAGGGGCATAGCCCCACCGCGACAGCGGATAGAGCGGTCAACGATCTTGTATGGGTAAACGGGGCGCTGGTACGTGTCACAAGAGCAATGATCGCCGGTGATGCTTACGTGCCCGGCTCCAACTGCGTCAGCAGCTCCACAAATGAAGTTCTGCACTACCTTATCACCGCATTTAATGAGGGCTTGAGCGCCGAGAAAACGGCTCGGGAGAATGCCGACACCCAGCTACAGACGGCTATTGAAGCGGAACAAACGGCCAGAGAGAACGCCGACAACCAGCTACAGACGGCTATTGAAGCGGAACAAACGGCCAGAGAGAACGCCGACAACCAGCTACAGACGGCTATTGAAGCGGAACAAACGGCCAGAGAGAACGCCGACAACCAGCTACAGACGGCTATTGAAGCGGAAACAACGGCTCGGAAAGAGGCCATCGACGATCTGAAAAAATCTACCGTCGGGTTGGAGGTGTTCACTACCCCCGAAATGTACGGCGCAAAGGGTGACGGCTCTACGGATGACACCGCAGCAGTACAGGCCGCTTTTAATGCGGCAACCGCCAACAAACCCGTTATCTTGACGGGGCAGTATTATTGCACTGATACAATCACCGTTAAGAGGGATACAACCGTTATCGGTGCCGCATCCCGACCCCGTGCTGTGCTGATTCCTTATTTCATTTTCAGCAATGCCGTCAACCCTGCGTTTTCTATCGTGGGAGCGCAAGACAGCAACGTGGACTATGGCGGATCCCTTGAAAATGTGACTTTCAAGGGCGTAACGGTGGGCCTTAAAAATCCCGCTACTGCCGCCAGCGTGGCATTTAAAGTGCAGTGGGCGCGATTCTTCACTCTGGAAGATTGCAGCGTACACGGGTTCACAACGGCAGTGGATTTCGCCAACAACAACGGCATGCTTATCAAGAATTTCGAGTACAGCACTAACGGTTCGGTTAATGTCACCGTATTCAACAAGTTTAACAACGGGGGCAACACGGGCCTGAAATTACAGCATATCGTTGTAAACAATTTCTCGGAAGGTATCTCTAAAGCGGTTGTCCTGTCCGACACCACCGGAGACGGCCAGACCGGTGATAGATGGTTTGAAGATTGGCTCTGCGTCGGGCCGTGGAATAACGTTATCTACTACACGCACGGCACTGGCTTCAGTCGGCACGTTTACATCAACCGTATTTTTGCCGACCACCTTATCGACAATCTCGTGTATCTGGTGGGGTCCGGTGCTAATGAGGACGCACAGATTACCGATATTGGATGCGTAGGAGCTGGGGCAACATACCGGTGCATTCTCGTAACAGGCTACTGCTGTTTGACGATTACGGGCGTTGCCGGTTCGTCTGCCACTAGTACGTATGACTTCATTTCGCTT